GGTGAAAGGGGGGATTATTATGAATATTGATTGGAGTATTGTCGGGAATATTGTTTAGGTGGCTTAATATCATTGACTATGCTCTTTTTTATTCCGGCGGGATAATTGGAGATGATATGACAACTGAAGAAATTATAAAACTTATCAATGCCGGTAAGATAAAGAAGTTCTACAAGCGCAAGGAATGGAAACGAAAACGCCGACAAATATTGGAGCGGGATAACTATGAGTGCCAGCGGTGTAAGCGTGATGGTGGATACAGCAGGGCAACGACCGTTCACCATATCAAGCACCTGGAACAATTCCCGGAGTTGGCATTAGCGGATGAGAATCTTGAGAGTCTTTGCGGTGTCTGCCACAACATTGAGCATCCGGAAAAATTGAAGAGGCTTGAAGTCGAACAGCGGAAGCAGATAACACCGGAGAGGTGGTAATACCCCCCGGGTAAAAAAATCAATAATCCCTGAGAAAGCCGGGGACCGGGCAGGGTAACTCCCAAAACAGATTTTTTGGAAAAACCCACATGAGGGGGGTAAAAATTGGCCGACACCAAGAAACCAAAAAAATCACAAATTAAGCAGGACCTTATTGACCAGTTAGAACGCCAGGGAATTTACGGCCAACATTACCTTGACCTAATTCACGATTACATGTCTCTGTATGAAATTAAGAATAAGCTAATCAAGGACGGCAAAAAGAACCCATACACGGAGTGGAGGAATTCAGAGACTTCTTATGGTCGGAAGAAGAACGACAGCATAGACCAGGCCGTCAAGGTAAACCAGCAAATGTTGAAGATCCTTGCGTTCTTAAATATTAAACCCTCTACTCATGAGGAGATGTTTGATGATGACGAAATGTGATTGGAGGTGGTGACGATGTAAATGCAGAAGAGGCGAAAGGACTATCACCCTTACATTGACAGCTACATCGACGGCGTTCGATCCGGTGCCATTCCGGCCTGTAAGGAACTTAAGCAGGCCATGGATTACATCGAGAAAAAGTTAGATGATCCTGATGCGATTATTAAAGGCGACATGATCGATAAGGCTGTTGAGCTTATAGAGCGGTATTTTGAATTCAAGCTCCTGGACTGGGAGCTTTTCGTTATAGCCCTGATTCATTGCTATTACAAATCTACCGATATGGTGGTATTTGACGAAATCTTTATAATGATGGGCCGGGGCAACGGCAAGAACGGTTTTATTTCTCCTGTAGCATGGTATTTAACTACTCACTACCATGGCATCAAAGGTTATAACGTGGATATCATCGCCAATGCTGAGGACCAGGCGAAAACGTCTTTTGAGGATATTTATAACGTCCTGGAAAATTACTGGCAGAAGCTGAAAAAGTTCTTCTACAAGTCAAAGCAGATAATAGTCAACTTACGGACCAACTCATATATTAAATTTAACACCAGTAACGCAAAGACCAAGGATAGCAAGCGGACCGGCTGCTTAATTTTTGACGAGGTTCACGAATATGAAAACTGGGATATGATTAAGGTTTTCACGTCTGGTTTTGGTAAGCGGAAGCACAGCCGGACCTTTTACATTACCACAAACGGTTATGTTCGCGGCGGCGTGCTGGACGAGCTGCTCGATTTATCTAAACAGGTACTCTCCGGTGAAATAAAAGACATCGGCTTTTTGCCGCTCATATATAAACTCGACAGCAAAGAGGAGGCCGAAGATCCGGCCAACTGGCCTAAGGCAAATCCGTCATATAATTATTTTCCGGAATTGCAAAAGGAAATGAAAAAAGTCTTCGTTAAGATGAAGTACCTGCCGCACCTGGCTATTGACTTTATGACCAAAAGGATGAATCTGCCGGCACAGGACAATTTCATCGTGGTTGCGCCCTGGGAGAAGGTACTGGCCACGAATCAGCTGATACCTTATGGCGAACTTCAGGGGCTGCAATGCCTGGGCGCTCTGGACTATGCCCGGACGACTGACTTTGCCAGTTGCGGGTTGTTATTCAAATACCGGGGCAAGCGGTACTGGATTGAACACACCTTCGTCTGCCACCTGGCCCTAAAAGTAGAGAGCAGGCCGATCAAGTTCCCGGTGCAGGAGATGGTAGAGCGAGGTTTGATAACAATAATCTATCGGGACAATATCAGTGCTGCAGATATTGCTGGCTGGTTTTTAGAGCAGGCCAGAAAGTATCACATTAAAAATATTTACTGTGACGAATATCGTAAGTCCCTGCTCGAAGCAGAATTTCAAAAGGTTGGTTTGCCGCTGGAAGCTGTCCGCAGCGGGCCGATTACTCATGCCAAAGTGGCCCCTTTGGTAGAGCAAAGTTTTGCCGAAGAAACTCTGGTGTTCGGAGACAACCCGACAATGCGCTGGTACACGAACAACACTTGCATCGAAGTGGATAAGAAGGGCAACACAACATACCTGAAGATCGAACCAAAGACCCGTAAAACAGACGGGTTTTTTGCTTTGATACATGCCCTGAGCAAAGACAGCGAACTGGAAGAGCCGCTTAATGATGTGATGAGCCTGGATGTTTATACCTACTAAGGAGGTGAGCGGGTGACAATAAAAGACTGGTTTATAAGCCTTTTCAAAAACGGCACGCAATCAGTAACGCTTGATATATTTATAGGAGAGCTCACCAGCGAGATATTTTTTAAAGAATTGGCTGTTCAGGCATGTATCAACCTCATATCTAACGCTGTGGCACGCAGCGAATTTCAGACATTCGAGAAGGGCAAGGAAGTCAGGAAAGACAACTACTATCTTTTCAACGTAGAGCCGAACCCGAACAAGAGCGCCAGTAAATTCTGGCGGGATGTCATACATCATCTTGTTTACGATAACGAGTGCCTTATTGTGCAGCAGGACGGGCATTTCTATGTTGCCGACAGTTTCAATGTGAGGAAATTTGCCTTCCAGGAATACATTTACACGGATGTCGTAATTGATGATTTTCAGCTAAACAAGAGTTTTGTTGAATCTGAAGTATTTCACCTTGAACTGCACAACGAGGAAATAAAGAACGTCATAGACGGCCTCTACAGATCATATTCAAAGCTGATAGAAGCCAGCCAACAGAATTATAAACGCAACAACTCCAGGCGGGGCAAGATGAAGATTCCTACGAATTATCCGCAGACAGAGGAAGCGCAAAAACAGCTGGAGGATCTTTTTAAGAACAAATTCAAGCGGTTCTTTGAGGCAGAAAACGGAGCGGTATTGCCCCTGCCAAATAATCTTGAATACGAAGAGCTCTCCAGCAACATCGGCGTAAAAGGCGGGGCGGACAACAAGGAGATCCGCTCCTTCATCGACGACATATTTGACTTCGTGGCAATAGCTTTTCAGGTGCCGCCGCAGCTGCTGAAGGGGACAGTAGCGGACACCGACAAGGCGGTTAACAACTTCCTGACGTTCTGCGTGAATCCCCTGGCTGAGTTATTGACCGACGAGATAAATCGCAAGTACTACAAAAAGCGGGCTTTCCTCGACAGGACATACGTTAAGCTTAATACTTCCATGATTCGCGCAGTTGACATCAAAGACATCGCGGGGGCGCTGGAAACATTGTTCAGAATCGGCGGTTACACCATTGACGACGTTCTTAAATCCCTTGGCATGGAGCCGCTTGACAATGAGTGGAGCACAACTCATTTCGTGACCAAGAATTACGAGCCAATCGAGCACAGCATAGAAAATTCGGGGGGGGGGTGATTAAATGGCCGATAAATCCGAACCTGAAAATTTGAAAGGGGGTGGTGAGTATCAATAAACGATACTATTCGCTGGTAGTCAAAGAAAAGGAAAAAGAGGCTGATATCCATATTTACGGCGATATCGTTTCATGGAAATGGTTTGATAGTGACGTTTCAAGCTACACGCTGGCAAAAGAGATCGAGGGCTTGCCGGAAGACATTGAGAAAATCAATGTCTTTATTAATTCCTATGGTGGTGAGGTAGCGGAAGGACTGGCAATCTATAACCAGCTCAGACGGCACAAGGCAAAGGTTAAAACCTATTGTGACGGCTTCGCCTGTTCTGCTGCTTCGGTAGTATTCATGGCGGGAGACGAAAGGGTAATGTCTAACGCGTCCCTGCTGATGATTCATAACGCCTGGCTTCTTACCGCCGGGGATCCTAATCAGCTTCGTAAAGATGCCGATGATTTAGAGACAATTAACGCTGCATCTGTACAGGCATACATGAACCACGTCAACATTACCGAAGAAAAGTTGAAAGAGATGATGGAGAAAGAAACCTGGATCTCCGCTGCCGATGCGCTCGAGATGGGCTTTGCCACTTCCGTCGTCAACGCTGCAACGGGAAAGGCTGCCAATCAAAGCCTTAAAAAGCGCATGGTAGAGATGATCCTTAAGCAGCAGGCGGCAAAAGTGCAAACACCGAAACCAGAGCCAGAACCAGAACCAGAACCTGATCCAGCTCCTGAGCCAGAACCCGAGCCGGAGCCGGAGAACAAATTACCAAACTTACTGGCGGCATTGTTCCGCTAAATAATTTAGGAGAGTGATAGTTAAATGAAAAACATGGACGAACTTGCAAAGCAGAAAGCAGAAATTGTGGCCAAAATTAACCAGGCCGTCAAAGACGGCAACGAGGAAGCCTTTTCGGAGGCTTTTCTCGAGTACACGGAAATCCTGCAAGATGCGGTCATGGCCGAAGCCAGGGGCATGGTGCAAGCGGCCGATAACCAGGTGCTTGCCGGCCGTGGGATTAGGGCGCTGACATCTGAAGAAACAAAGTACTACCAGAAGATCATCGAGGCAATGAAGTCCTCGAACCCGAAACAAGCTTTGAGCGGGTTTGATAACGTACTTCCCGAAACTATCATCAACGCGGTATTTGAGGACATCACCGAGGAGCACCCGCTGCTGTCCTTGATTAACTTCCAGAACACCGCCGCGCTGATCAAGTATCTTTACAGCGTTTCAGACGGGCAGAATCTGGCTTACTGGGGTGCGCTCTGCAGCGAGATTGAAGCTACCGTAAACGCCGAATTTAAACTGCTTAACCTGGAGCAAACAAAGCTGTCCGCATACGTGCCGGTCTGCAAGGCCATGCTGGATCTCGGTCCCGCGTGGCTGGATCGCTATGTCCGCACTATCCTGGCTGAAGCAATTGCCAACGGCCTGGAGGACGGTATCATTAATGGTCGTGGTATGGCTGAAGCTGAAATTGGCGGAGCCGCGAAGCCGGCGATTTATGAACCTATCGGCATGATCCGCAACTTGGCCGGTGCATCGGTTCCTGGCGTTGGTTACGCAGAAAAGATAGCCGTTCCGATTGCTGATTTCCTGCCGGAGACATACTTGCCGATAATATCGGACTTGACCGTTGGCCCCAGCGGTTTAAACCGGCGTGTTACCGAAGTACTGCTGGTGGTTAATCCGATCGATTATTTGACAAAAATCGCACCGGCGACCATTCACCGGAAGCCTGACGGCAACTATGTGCTTGACATCTTCCCGTTCCCGACCCGTGTTGTTCAGTCAACCCACATGGAACAAGGCAAAGCTGTGCTAGGTCTGCCGAAACGCTACCTCATGGCGATGGGAACCGGCAAAGGCGGCAGGATTGAATACTCTGATGAGTATCACTTCCTTGAAGATGAACGGATTTACCTGATCAAATTTTACGGCACCGGTCGGCCGCTGGACAATAATTCCTTTATCGTGCTGGACATCAGCAACGTTAAGCCCATTGCACCTGCTGTTCGTGTAATTTCCTGGCCTGATGCGACACTAAAGAGCCTTGGCGCACAAGGGCCGGTAGGCACTGACCTTACCATTGCTCCGGTATTTGACAAAAACGTCCATTACTACAGCGTGACATACACTGATGCAGTCGGAACGGCTGGAACGACTAATAAAGGCAAGGTTACGGCAGTTGCGACTGACGCAAATGCTGTTGTAACTGCTACGCTTAACGGATCGGCTTATACCCTTGGAGCAGAACTCACCTGGACTGAAGGGGCAAACGTGATTGTTATAACTGTGGTAAACGGTGACGTGACCGAGATGTATGTCCTTGTGGTCACCTATGAAGACACATCGGCGGCATAACCATGAAAGCGAAAGTAATAAAACCCTTCAAGGACAAATATACCAAGGTTCGTTATAACGAAGGCGAACTCTTGACTGTAACCAAAGAGCGGTTCGAGGAAATGAACTCGACCGCTCTTGGTATTTTAGTCGAAGAAGTCAAGCAGGAACATAAGCCCAAAAAGCAGCCGGCCAGTAAGAAGAAAAAGAGCAAGAGCGGGTGAGTTACATGCTCCAAAAGGTAAAGGCTTATCTCAAAATCACCTGGGACGACGAGGACACAGCGATAACAGATCTAATCACACGGGGCAAGAAAAAGCTGGAAGAACTGGCAGGAGCGGAGCCGGACTTCGACACCGAAGGTCTGGCCCGCGCTTTGCTTTTCGATTACTGCCGTTATGCCTACAACAACGCTTCAGAATACTTCGAGGAAAACTTCCAGAAGGAAATCTTGCGCCTGCAGCTAATGACGGGAGTGTCTCTGTTGCCGGTGGAGGAAGAAATCCCGGTGGAGGATGAAGAAGATGAAAACTAAAGCTGAAGCGATGAAGGATCTGTCCCGTGTCCGGCGTCGGACTATCGTCATTCAGAAGAAAATTGACGGTTATGACGGCATCGGAAACCCGGTTGAAATATGGAGCAACTGGAGAACACTTAAAGCTGAAAAGACAGAGTTGTTCGGCCAGGAATACTATGCAGCTGCGGCGGTTGGCCAGGAGCAGACGACGATATTCACAGTTCCTTATGTTTCATTTATTGATGCAATAAACACAGTCGAATACAGGTTGCTTTACGATAGCAAAGCCTACGATATTAAGCACATCGACC